ATGGAGCTCTTTTCAATTAGAATACAGCGCACTTTTCAATTAGTATCTACAATTGAAGCGTATGATGAAAATGATTTAAAGTGTGAGTTGGGAACTTTTTTCCCTTCTTTGCAAGCATATGTTTATAGAGCTGCAGGAGAAATATATGCAATCCTAGGTGAACAAGATAAAGCGACTGAATTTTACATAAAGTCACAGTATTATTCTATCCAATTAAAGTCTGATTTTGACGGTGTAAAGTCAGGAATTGTTTATTCATTTAGAAGTGTGAGTATTTATTCTTTGTCTGATTTAATATCAAATACTATAACAGTGTGTCATCCTTCTAAAATGAATGACCCCTTTGATAGTCTATTTCTTTTGTGGTCAAGTGAAAGTAATTTGAATAGAATTTGTAAAAATAATGCTCATATAAAGCCTTTCAGTGACTCTTTTCAATATTTTAAAATTAGAAGTTTTGTCGGAAATAAAAAATTAAGTTTAGATAATAACCTAATAAGAAAGGTGGTCATGTGGTCTCATTATGCTGATGCTCATAAAGGTTTTTGTATTAGATATAAACTTTCAACGGTATTTATAAAACAGGCTCAGGGTAATGGTTATTCTCATAAATATTTAAAGAGGGTGCATTATCTCTCTAAAAATGAGAAATGTGATATTTTAACTAAAAAGAAAGATACAAATAGTTTGTTTATATGGAAATCTACAGAATGGAAATATGAAAATGAAATAAGATTAATTAGTTATGACCCAAGCTGTAAAGATGATCATCTTCAAATTCCTCTTGATAAGAACTCTATGATTGAAGCGATTTATTTCGGTTATAGATGCGTTGAAAGTAATGTAAAGAATATAATGCAAATTTTAGGAGAAGGAGTTCAGTATTTTAAGATGGATTATGATCCTAATAACGTTTATAAGTTGAAAGTGAATAAAATCTTATATAAAGACTATATTGATACATAGTTTTTAAGTTGATTCCGGTTACCTTATAAATTCTATTTTTACTAGATAATTTCGTAATATGCTTAAAATCTGATGCTTACATCTGTGTTTTGTAATGCGTGATTTTCAAGAATTTAGCCAATCGGAAAACCGGTTGGCTTTTTCTATATATTTGCTCGTGAACGTTCAAAAGGAGTTAAAATGCTTTGTAAATATGTACTTACCGTTGATAGTATTTCCTATGATATTCCCAAATCTTGTATTCAGAATTGGGATGAAATAAAGTTTTCCCGTAAACGCTCCGGACTTGAAGGAATAACTAGAACCTTTACTTCAAAATTCCAGTTTGTGGGAGAAGCCTATGATCTCATATTGGAGGAGTATTTGAGCAAATACCTAGCTTCTAATGCTAGTATCACTGTTTATACTATAACTAATTCTCATACTTATGAAGAATTCTTCAGTTGCCGACTGGATTTCGGTTCATTGACCTATGATGGAAATACTGTTTCTATTAATTCGATAGATGATAGTGTCGCTAATATCATAAAGGCTAACAAAGGAACGCAGTACGAATATTCGGTAGATGAGATAAAAGATGTATATCAGCTTTATTATGATAGACTACCGTTTAATTACTACGCGAACTATATATGTGGTGGATACTCTTTAGAAGATGGAGGGCAATATGTTGATTTCTCAAGAGATATAACAGGAAAAACTATATTCCAGTCTCTTCCATTGGAAGTCGTAGAAAAAGACTTACCAGAATCAGATAGTCCTGTAGAAATAAATTCTGTGACTTTAGATACTTCTGTACCTGCTTTTTTAAGGGCGCATAAACCAGTCAAGGTATATATAACCCCCGAATTCAACTTTTATTTAGGCAGAGGAGATGTAATGTTGACACTTGCTAAAGTTGATGGGAACGGTACCACAAGCACTATTGCGAGTTGGATAAATACCGATTATTCAGGAAATACACATACAACAGAAAAAGACACTTATAGACCCGAACAATATCGGGATGTTTATGCAATAGATCTTCAAGATGGTGAATGTCTTCAATTTGTCATACATGATCCGATAGGTAATATGAATGTTAACGGACCTGGAAAGGTGTATTTTTCTAAATATTCACTACAGATTAAATGGACTTCAATAGCATCACCTATCAATATAGATGTGGTAAAACCTATTACTGTTCTGAATAGTTTGCTCAAAAGTATGAATGGTGGTAAAGGGGGTATAAAAGGCGAGATAGCTTCCGGTGTAGACAATCGGTTGGACAATTGCCTTATTTTGGCTGCCGAAAGTATTCGTGGGATATTGTCTGCTAAATTATATACCTCATATACGAAGTTTGTAGACTGGATGGAAGCCTGTTTTGGCTTTGTTCAGAAGATTGAGGGGGATATTGTAAAGTTTGTCCATCGTGACAGCTTATTTACTTTTAATGGTAATAAGAATATATCAAGAAACATTTCAGATTTTCAATTTAAAGTAGACAGTTCTAGGATATATGCACGAGTTAAAGTTGGTTATGATAAAGTTGATTATGAATGCTTGAATGGTCGTGATGAATTTCGATTTACTGCTGAATATACTACTGGATTGCAAGTAACAGATAATACACTAGAGTTAGTGAGCCCTTATCGTGCAGATGCTTATGGCTTGGAAATCGTGTCACAGAAAAGGGGAAGTAGTTCTACTGATAACGAAAGTGATAATGATGTGTTTATCGTTGGCGCAATGCTCGCTTATAATAAGGTTATTGGGAAAGCGGAATATGTACTAGAAAGGAATGCGGATTGGAAGATTGCAGGTGTTCTAAATCCTGATGCAATGTTTAATGTTATGTATTGGCAGAAAGCTATGTTGAAAGCTAATGCTAAGTATATTGGCATGTTCGCTGATTCTCTTCATTATGCTTCTTCGGATGGGAATAGCAATGTTATAGTCAATGATGTGAAATTAACTGATGACTTTATACTTGAAGAGCATTTGGTCACTTGTGGAGATGTTTCATTTACAACCTTTGATGAGGATATTCCACAAACAGATGATGGAACGATTAAGATTCAAAAAGGTGGCCTTGTTTACGAAGGTTACATCAAAGAGGTGAGTAGTACAGTTGAGAGAAACGAGGGAGTGAAGTATGATTTATTTGTCCGTTCAATAACAAAAGCCTAGAATATGATTATAAGTCCGTTTACCCCACTGTTTTTTTCTCCGTCTACCGATAAATTTGGAGCGAAAAGTAAATATGTGCAGTTATTCGCACGTACAGACAGGATTTTTGTTGAATTGATTTTGACACCCAAAGAGCAGGAGCCTATTGTTTACATTAATAATCTTTTAAGTAATATATCTACACTTGTATCATTAAGCTCATGGAAGATGAATGATGATAAGATTCTCTATTTCTATAACATTTCATTGCTTCCATGTGGATATTATACTGTAACAGTTAATGGGAATACGAGTGAGATTTTTAAAGTTACGGATGATGAGTGTGAGTTATCAGAAACCAGCCTTATTCAGTATTCAATGAAAGATAATAAGCAGCGTCTTGATGCTGTCTGGTGGATAGATGGGATGCAATACTTTTTTGATTTTCGAGTTCCTGGTGGTTTCAAAGATAACGGATGGACGTTCGGTGTGGATAATGAGCAGTTCGTGACTTCTGATGAGGATATTGTTGAGCTATTCAGCCACGAATATACAACTATATTATTCACGCTTGGAAATGGGATGGGATGCCCTGTATGGTTTGCTGAATTATTGAATCGTGTCTTATGCTGTAATTACGTCTACTTTGATGGTATTCGATATGCAAGAAAGGAAAGTAATGTTCCGGAACTTAACCAGCAAATCGAAGGATTGAAGAGTTTTGTATTCAATCAAATGTTACAGAGGGTAAAAACGATTAATCCTGTTTTGGAGTGGAACAACCAAATGTCTATAAGAAGAATTCAAAATGATACTTATAGGATAACATCTGACAGTGGAGAGTTGAGGAGCATAAAGTCTGGTGGTGAAGCTGTAGAAGAATATACGTCAGTAATCACCGGTAAGTTGTATGTGCATTATCAGAAGATTATGACTAGTCTTTTTACATCTCATAATTATAGTTGTAAAGTGATTTTGGATAAACCGGCTAATAGTGGGGTGACGTTCATGATACCTTTTAATCTCACAAGCGCTGGTGTCGTAACTTCGGAAGTTAATCAGATTACAGTTGTCTTGGGAGGTTATTCGAATGAAGTTCAATTTTCTCAAAAGGGAAGTTCATACGATATTGATTTATTATCAGGAGGTATATTAGAGTTCTTGAAAGGAACTGATGATAGGACTTATTATGAGGTGACTTGGGACGGTGAATTTGTTGATACGTTACCTGTTGCTTCTGATGAAGTTTCTGATCCGTCATCAAATTAATATAATAGTTTTAAACAATAAAGATAGAATAAAATGACAGAGTCAGAGAAACAACAAATTATTAGCCTTGTGCTGCAAGCGTTGAAGACAAACAGTCTTACAATAGAACAACTGGCTGATACAACAGAGCTATCTAGAGATATGTATGTTGAAGTTAGTGGTGGTCGGAAAATATCTATTGATTTGCTTTCAAGTACCATTGCTAAAATGGTGAATGGGGATTTTGATGCATTAGTGGAGAATGTCAATAAGATTGCAAAAGATTTATCGGATGGAGACGCCGAGTTATTGAAACGTATAACAGGAGTGTCTGATAAATCCAATCCTTTGACTGACCCATTTAAAAGTATTGGCTCTTTTACTACTATTGGTAGCTTTAAAGATAAATTAAAAACAATGTATTCCGGGGATTCTTCTATTGGGAATTATCGGTGTATTTTGTCTGTTGATTCGTCTAAGATTCCTGTAAATATACAAATTGAACGGTTGGAGCTTAATAAGGTTTGTCAATCATTCACTTCGTGTATACAACTGGCTACCATGTCAGACAATGCCGAAGGTGTATATTTAGGTACAGTTTGTACAATCTCACGAATAGGTATTGTTTCCAATGAGAGTGTTGCATGGGGCAAATGGACTTCTGTAATAAATGACTTTGAGGAAAGGATAGGAAAAGCGAACGGTATCGCTCCTTTGAACGAAGAAAGTAAAGTTCCTTCTGAATGTCTGCCTGAACCGTTGTCTCTTGGGGAAGGTGAAGAAGAAGCTTTCCCCGGCAACCGTGGAAAGTCTTTGGAAGATACAATGAAAAATATCCCTTCCGATATAATCAAACCGGGTTCTTTCTCCGTCCTGTCTGACGCTTCCTATCTCGATGTGTATTTTAAGAAAGTGTCCAAAACAACCGGTAAAGAAACGGATGACAGCTTCCGTCTGCCTTCTGCTACCCTTGAACAAGCCGGCCTTTTGTCCGCCGAGGATAAGCAAGCCCTTGAGGATATGAAGAGCGGCACGCCCGCTGACGATGTAACACACCCCATCGTCATTGTTGATGAGATCCGCCCATTGAAAGACGGCTACTATACCCTTGAAACCGCTATTGCCGCCATTGTCTCCTATCAACAGGAATCTGGCGTCAAATATGAGCGAACGGGTCTCATCATTACTTACAAAACAGGCGAGTATGAAATGGAAACCCGGCAGTTCCAGGGTGCTGTGTCCGATTTTGCGACCCCTTCTCTTTGGAAACCCTTCGGGAATGGTGGTGGCGGTTCCGTTTTTGAAACTTCCGATGAACCGGCGGAAGGGGGAAAGGACGCCTTTTCAACTGGTGGCGCCTATGCCTATGTTCCGGCTAACCTCGACGTAAACGTGGAAACAGAAGGCATTGTAAAACTTCAGATGAAGAACGCTGCCGGTGAAACCCTTGGCGATGAAGTGCAGTTCGCTATCGGCACGGGTGGCGGCGGTCAAACTGGTGGTACCATTGTTGCCATTGCTTTCCAGTCGACACCTGTCTATGGCTCTTACGGCTCCACGCTACGAACCTTTGCCGCCATTCGTTCCGTGACCTCGAACGGTGTCGAATCCTCTGACAACCTGATTGAGAAACTGGAACTCGTAGACCGTGAAAGCGGGCTTACCGTCTGGACTGAAACCGTCAACAAAGCATCTTCCGGTGACATGAAGGACTTCTCCTTTGAACTGGACTTCACCACATACTTTACGGCTGCCGGTACTCGGAAATTCAAGCTGATAGCCACTGACGAAAGCGGCAACACCGGTTCCAAGAATGTCAATGTAACAGCTGTTGATATTACCTGTACCTGTGTGCAGGTGCTCAACTATACCCCTGAAACTCTGCTTACTCCGACAACTGAAAGTTTCAGCCTTCCACTCTATAAGTTCGGAAACAACACCTCTGATAAAGGTATCAGTGCCCAGGTTGACATCAAGATTAATGGTGAATGGCAATCCCTGTCTACCACCGTTGTAAATGACAACTACTCGCACTCCGTTGTAATCCGCCCTGCTTCCCTCGGCCTAGAACACGGTACCTATCCCTTGCGCATCCAAGGAACGGATGTCGCATCCGGAGTGAAAGGAAATGTCATCTACACGGCTGTCATGGTAATTGACCCGAATAGTTCCACACCTCTTGTCGCCTTGAGATACGATGATAAAAACGGTGGAGTAGTCCGACTGTACGAAACCGTAGAACTTGATGTTGCCTGTTATGACCCGTTGGAAATGACTTCACCCGTCAGCGTGAAAGCCAATAACGTGCAGGTAACACAAATTGCTGCCAGTCGTAACAAAACCTATCAGGTCAAACAACAACTGCAGGGCTACAAGGCTGACGGCACCGATACGGTCAACTATACTGCCGTATGCAAGGACGTGACTAGCGAACCTGTCCGGGTGACAGTTAGCGGTTCCGCCATTGACGCCGCCATAAAAGAAGGCGCCATCTATAACTTTGACTTCTCATCCCGTACCAATCAGGAAACTGACCATAGCATTGTCAGCGGTAATTATGAAATGAAAGTGGACGGTGCCAACTGGACTACCAACGGTTTTGGCACATTCTTGGGTGAGAACTGCCTTCGCGTAGCCGAGAATGTGGGCGTGTCATTAAACCATGCCCCGTTTGCCGGCTCGTCCATCGAATCCAACGGTGCCGCCATCCAGTTCGCTTTCGCTTCCAAGAACGTGACCGATGATGATGCCCTGCTCCTTAGCTGCTATGACGAAACGTCCGGTGCCGGCTTCTATGTCACCGGCCGGGTGGTCGGCATCTTCTGTAACAATGGCGTTTCCCGTCGTGAAGAACGCGCCTATCGACAGGGTGAAAAGATAACCGTAGCCGTGGTTGTTGAACCTGCAAGCAACTACGTTGAACGTGACGGCACACGGTATTCCATGATGAAACTCTTCCTCAGCGGTGAGGAAGTCGCCTGCCTTGGTTATGTTCCGGGCGGCGGCTCCCTGATTCAGACCAAGTATATAACGATGGACGGCAAACTGGGTGATTTGTATCTTTATTACATGATGGCCTGGAACTCCTATATGGAATGGGCACAGGCGTTCAAGAACTACCTTGTCCGTCTGACCGATACAGAGGTAATGGTGAAGGAATACGCCTTTGAGGACATCCTTAAAAGCCAGACAGCCGAGGGTAGTACCCAAAGCCGCCCGTCGGCTGCCGAAATCTATTCACGCGGTATGCCTTACATTGTCGAATGCCCCTATGAAGGCTCCGATATAGAAGCACTGGACGGCACCACTTCCACCAGTACGAAGATATACATCACGCTCTATTACTTTGACCCCGAACGCCCGTGGCGTAACTTCAAGGCCGTGAGTGTCCAAACCCGCAACCAGGGAACCACCTCTGCCAAACGCCCGGTAAAGAATAAACGCTACTACCTCGCCAAGAGCAAAGGCAAAAACAAGGACACTCGAATCATATTACTTAATCCGGACGATACGACGGAGGAAGGACGCCGTGCAATAGCCTTGGCTGCCATCAACAAAGTACAGGTCGGTGATAATACAATCCCGGTCGATGTCATTACCGTAAAAGTCGATTACTCCGATTCCGGTAATGCGAACGACTGCGGCGCCTGTGAAATGATGAACGTTACATACCGTGCCTTAGGTGGTAACTATATGACACCTGTCCAACGTGCATTTGACGGAACATTTGACAGCGGTGACTTGCATATCGAAGACTTGCAGATGAACCACTCTACCGCCAATCACCCGGTAGCCACCTATCGGTGTAAGGATGACAGCCTGCAAAACGTCTATTTCCATGCCAAAGGCAACTGGAAAGAAGACAAAGGGGAACAGTTCGCCCTCGGCTTCAAAGATACCCCCGGCTATAACAAAGGTTGCCTGAATTATGGTGACTTCATAGAGTTCTTCGGTACTCCTGACGAAACTTTAGATGCAATTGAGATACGCTTCAAACAGACTGACGGACTCGATACGGACAGCGTGTACCTGCTTTCCCTGTATTGTGGCAGCTCATACCGGATAATGAGGTATCAGGACGGCTCATGGAAAAAGCAGTCCGGTTCCATGAAGTATGAAAACGGCAAATGGAATGTCACCGGTGACGTCCTGAATCCGGTCGAAGGCTTTGAACTTCTGAACTACCAGGGAATGGACTGGTTCCAGGGCGTCGGCTCCGTTCAGGACATGATGGCCATGAAAACGGACAAGTCCTCATGGGTTCAGAAACTCGTGGATAACGGAACTATCTCTGCTGATACCTTCCCGGCATGGACTTACTACTTTGAATCGCTTGTCGATGATGACCAGCTCGCCATTGATTACGCTTTGGGTAAGAAAGTGCCCTATAACCTCTACCGATGGTTGCGCTTCTGTGATTCCTGCGATTACTCCAAAGGCGGGAACTGGCAAAGAACATGGAAGGAAAACCTGTATAAATACGCCTGCCCGGAAAGTGTCTTGAGTTATGACATCTTCACCGACTACCTTGCCGCCACTGACCAACGCGCCAAGAATATGCAGCCGATGTGGTTCTTGGAAGAGTATGCTTCCGTAACGGACGGTGTGTACAGCTCCGAGGATGCCATGCGCATGTACCTGAATAAAATCTATGACTGCGATACGCTCAATAGCAAGGACAACGACGGTGGTTGCACGGTTGATGCCGAGGTGGACCCCAACCGGACGAGCGATGAAACATTCACTAACCCTTATGCTGGCTACGGCTCCGTTCTGTTTAATAACATCTATCTCCAGCAAGTAGTGTGGACTGACTCATCCGGTACGGAACTCTCCCTGCGTACCGTTGCCGCCGCCATGCGTAACGTTCAGGCGACCATTGATGGCGTCACCCTGCACCCGTTCTCACCCGAAGGAGCTACGCATTTCTTCATTGACAAACGGCTCAAGAAATGGCAGAAACTGGTTAGTTCTTACGATGGTGAACGGAAATACATCTCCTATACCGCCACCTCTGACGCTATCTATTTCTACGCCCTCCAAGGTCTTGGACTTACCGCCCTTCCGTCCTTCATCGAAAGACGCTGGCGTATCCGGGACGGTTATTTCCAAACCGGTGATTTCTTCAGCGGTGTAATTTCCGGGCGCGTATCTTCCAAATCAAACGCCACCATCCGGATTGTCGCTGCTAAAAACGGTTACTTCGGTGTCGGCAATGACGCTAGCGGCAACCTTTCCGAAAGCTGCTTCCTTGAAGCGGGCGAAGAATATGTATTCACCAACTTCTCACATGAGGAAGGCGCCTTGCTATATATCTATCAGGCTGACCGCATGAAGCTGCTCGACCTGTCTGAAATCTCCCTGTCAAGTACGGTGAGCTTCTCCGCCATGCAACTTGTGGAAACCCTTATCTTGGGCTCTGACACCCATACAGAACAATCCATCGGTTCTTACGCACCGCTTACCTCGCTGAACTGCGGCGAAATGCCCTTCCTCGTATCACTCGATATCCGGAACACACAAATCGTTACGCTCGTTACCGACAAATGCCCACGTATCGCCCATATCAATGCGTCCGGTAGCAAACTGGAGAACATCACTCTTGCAGAGACTTCTCCGATTAATGACATCTCTCTTCCAGCAACAATGACAAGCCTCCGTTTTGTCGGTCTTCCTGAACTGACCTATACCGGTCTTTCCGCCCCGTCCGGCCTGCAAATAGAATCCATGCCGAACGTCCAACGCCTGCGTCTTGAAACGTCGCCTCAACTTGACGCCATTCAGATGCTCCGTGACGTCCTCGCTTCACAAGCGGCATCCCGTAAACTTTCCATGCTCCGTATCTCGAACATGACCCTGAAGGCTGACGGCTCCGAGCTTCTTGCCATTCTCGAATATGGAGTTGCCGGAATGGATGAGGACGGCAACAGACAGGATAAACCGGTAGTCAACGGCACGTATGAACTGACAGTTATCCGTGAAACGGATGAAATCGAATCCCTTGAATCCGGTATTGACGGCCTTGTCATCCTTACCGTCATAGATGCCTACATCGACCTGATCAACTGGTTCAATAATGAGTCTTATGGCGGAGAACCGTACTACGATAACGTAACGTTGGACAACATCAATGAAGTCCTTGAATATTATAACGGCGAAACCTACGAGGAATATCTCGAACGGTTTGCTGAAGACAATATGGATATTAATGATTTAATTAACAAGTAACTATGACGAATGAACAAAGCGCAACGCTGCTTCGCTTGAATAAACAGGCACAAGTGGCAGCACTGAACGCCGTGGGCTTCTCGGATGTCACCGAGAATTCCCGCGCATCTGAATTTGGACAACGTATCAAGTGGGCCGCTGGCTTGCTTGATTTGAATCTTGCCTGTAACCGCATCTCGGATAACTCCAAATGGTATTTCACCCGTGAGGAATGGGATTCCCTCACGGTTACCAACAAACAGTTGTTTATCAAACGCGGTCTTCGTATCCGTGCCCACGGACACTCCTTCGTAATTTCCGCTCAGGAGTGCTATAATGCCGACATGACTACCACCTTCTACTGGGGCGGTCAGGGCAAAGCCATAGACGGCCTGAATCAAAAAGGACTGGGCGCCATGTATGGCTGCTTCACGGGTGCGGAAGATACCGACCTTATTATCGCAACTCTGAAAGACCAAAATAATAGTGGTGTGATCGGTGCGCCAGCTGCCGAAGCCGCCCGCGCCTACCGTGCCTACACTTTGGAAAGTGATGGTATCGAGGATGAATCCAACTGGTTCCTTCCGTCATCCGGTCAAATGCTTCTGATGTACCGCTACCGTGATAAAATCAATGAGATGATGCGTACCTTTTGGAGCAGTGATTCCATGCTGATGACCGATAAGTATTATTGGTCAAGTACGATTTGGGATAATAATTCCGCCTGGACTTTCGAACTGAATACCGGACGTATTACGAACCAAAACAAAAATTCAAATCTTCTCCATGTGAGAGCTGTTGCTTCTGAATAGTATTAACCTAAAATTATATAATAAAATGGATAAAAATATCGCTAACGCAATGCTTATGCGCCTGAATAAACAAGACCAAGTTGCGGCTTTGCAATCAATCGGTTTTACAACCGTCAATGAAAATACCCCGGCGAGTGACATCGCCAAGTATATGCAATGGGCAGGTACACTTCTTGACCTTTCTTTGGCTACGCTTCGAATCGAAGACGGTGAACAAGTCTTTTTCACGGCTTCCGAATGGAACTCCATGAGCGCGAATAACCGCTCCAAGTATATCCGTATCGGCATCCGGCTACGTGCCGAGTGTCACCAGTTCATTATCGCCAAAAGCGACTGTGTCGCCGCCGATGGTACGAAAACCTTCAAATGGGGCGGCTACGGCACAGACCTGCGCGGCCTGAAAAACTACGGCAGTGGTAACCAAGGACTCTATGATACGTTCGACGGCAAAGAAAATACCGATGTTATAATAGAAACCCTTGCAGGCGTCAAGGACACCCAGGGAACTGTCGGTGCCCCTGCCGCCGAAGTTGCCAGAGCCTATAAAGCCTGTACGCTTGAATCTGACGGAATTGAAGATACAACCGTGTGGAACCTGCCCGCATTGGGTGAACTTATGCTTATGGCCAAGTATAAAACCGAAATCAATGAGCTCATAACTTCTATGTTTGGCAATCAAAATATATTTACAAATGACTGGTATTGGTCTAGTACCGAATATGACGCTTCCAGCGGTTGGCACGTGTACTTCAACTACGGCATCGTCTACCCGGGCAACCGCCAGTACGCGGGCCGGGTTCGTCCCCTCGCCGCAATAAACACTTTATCCCTTTAATTCTTTATTCCTTAGAAAGTTAGCTAAATAAAAGCCCCGGTAGGGGCTTTTTAGTTTCACTTTTTTGAGCTAAAATTGTGTTAATTGCTTTACAGTTATTAACTTTGTGCCCTCTAATACATACATTAAAATATTAAAAAATTAACATGGCACTTACACAAGACCTTCCTATATCAAATTCGATGTATAAGCTTCTGAACCTTATCATTGATGCCCGGCAACAATTCCCCAAGGCGTTCCGGTATGAATTTGGTACGGAGTTGATGATGCTTGCCGTCCATTGTTGCGAATATATCCGTTATGCAAATACAGATATGAACCTTGAGCACCGTGCAGATTATCTGATGAAGTTTTTGTGTGAGTTTGATGCATTGAAATTACTGCTAAGAGTGTGTGAAGAACGACATTTGACCAGCCTGACTCAAACAGCCGAAATCTGTCTGCTTGCAGAGAGTATCGGTAAACAAAGTACCGGCTGGTACAAAAAAACGGTTGCAGATCTCCAACGGCAAAAAGCTAACGGATCGCAACAAGTCGCAAAGCCGGAGCTGTAATCTTTACGGAGATTATGGGTGAGCAATTAGAATTATTTATTGGGCATCCCCCCGGTGATGAGCCGGGAAAGACTAAGATAGCGGATGCAACGGCTTCCAGCAGTTGGAACGTGAACTTCAACAACGGCAACGTCTACCCGGGCAACCGCCAGTACGCGGGCCGGGTTCGTCCCCTCGCCGCAACAGGTAATATAATCTATGACACACTTCTTAGCAGTATTTTCGAAGCATCCGAAGATTGTGCCAGACAGAAAAGAACGAGTACGGATTGTGTTGAGTTCTATAATGATTATCAGTCCGCATTGGTGCGGCTATGGTATTCTATTATTTACGGTGAATATGTACCGGACTTTTCAAAAGTATTCATACGGACTTACCCTGTATATCGGGAAGTCTTTGCCGCCGCTTTCATTGATCGTGTTGTCCATCACTGGATCGCTCTTCGTATCGAGCCGATTTTAGAGGAACGTTTTCGGGAACAAGGGAACGTCTCGAAGAACTGCCGGAAAGGTGAGGGATGTCTGTCTGCCGTGCACTATCTGAATAACATGATAGTCGAGGTCAGTGAGAATTATACTGCCGATGCGTACATTTTCAAAGATGACCTGTTCAGTTTCTTCATGTCTATCTCGAAATCGTTGGTATGGGAAATGCTGAACATATTCGTAAGGGACAATTATAAAGGCGATGATATTGAATGTTTGCTTTACCTTCTAGCCGTTACTATCTTTCATTGTCCACAAAATAAGTGTATCAGACGCTCTCCCGTCTCCATGTGGGACAGACTTCCCAGTAATAAAAGTCTGTTTCATAATGACCCTGACAGGGGAGTGGCTATCGGGAACCTGCCGTCGCAACTCATAGCCAACTTTCTGGCGTCTGTATATGATTATTTCGTGATGGAAATACTGGGATTCATATATTATGTACGCTTTGTTGATGACTTTTGTATCGTAGTGAAATCACCGGAAGAAATATTGTCCAAAGTCCATCTTCTTGATGGTTTCCTGAAAGAACAACTCCTTTTACGGTTGCATCCACGCAAACTGTATCTTCAGCATTATAAAAAAGGAGTCTTGTTTGTAGGGGCGTTCATTTTGCCTGGTAGAATTTATGTATCTAACAGGGTGGTTGGTAACACATATAACGCTGTCAGGAAATTTAATAGAATAGCTGAAAATGGATTTGCAGAAGCGTATGTTGAGAAGTTTGTGAGTACGATGAACTCTTATTATGGCCTGATGAAACACTTTGCAACGTACAATATCCGCCGTAAAATTGCAGCGATGTTGCTTCCTGAATGGTGGGAATATGTTTATATCGAAGGACATTTTGAAAAGTTTGTATTGAAGAATAAATATAACCATAGAAAACAACTAATTAAACATATCAAAAAACATGGATCAAAAAAATATCTTACCGCGTGGGATTGCTAAGCCTATCGAGCAACAGCCGGACGGAACTTGGATTGTACGTCATCACTTCCGGGTGGTTGGTACCAGTGAGAATGGTGAAGAACTGGTAACTTTTGCCAGTTCGGAATATCCCGAGAAACCTACCTTGCAACAGATTCAAAGAAGTATTGACCGTTATCGGGTGTGTCTAACAATGTATGGAGATACAATTTCAGACGAAATAGAAAAGGTTGATCTTTCCGTGTATATGTTTACGGATTAATAGTTCAATCTGTTGGTTGTTTAGGGGTGCTTATCAAGCATCCCTTTTTTATTTATGGAAAAAGTGAAAATTATAATGTCTTGTTTTATAGATATTTATCATAGAATTGATTTCCAAGATTTTCCATTTTTGTAAAACTCGTTATTATACTCAATACATTTGTTCCATACAGAATATTTTATTAATAATTAAACGCTATGAGTATGGGTATAAAAGTATTGTATGATTGGCTTTTGCAATCTAACCGACCGGCACACGTCAAAGCCGGGATGTTCGTCTTTGTTGTAATGCTTGTTTTCTGTTTCCTTCTATTAGGCATTGATTTCTGTAAATCTGCTATTGTTTCTTTAACGACAACCGCCATTGCCGCAATAGTGGTTGAGTACATTCAGAAAAAGTGCGGGTTCATCTTTGATTGGCTTGACGCATTAGCTACTGTTTTGCTTCCTGGGCTGATTACTGTGTTTTCAATATTGGTAGTAACTTTATGATTAATATTATGAGATGGTTATATGAGTTATTTAATGTAGACCAGATACGAATTATTTTCGTTTCGATGTTCAGTTCTCTTCTTGCTTATTTAACGCCGACTAAAGGTTTTCTTATAGCATTAGTTGTAATGTTTGGATTTAATATTTGGTGCGGAATGAGGGCTGATGGTGTTTCAATTATACGTTGTAAAAACTTTAAGTGGGATAAGTTTAAAAATGCCTTGGTCGAACTTCTCCTCTATCTTATAATCATTGAAGTAGTCTTCTCCTTTATGAGCTTGATAGGAGATGGTGAGAACTCATTGTTAGTTATTAAGACTATTACGTATGTATTTTCTTATGTATATCTTCAGAACGCATTTAAGAATCTGATTATTGCTTATCCTAGAAACAAAGGGTTTCGTATAATTTACCATGTAATACGTTTTGAATTTAAGCGGGCTACGCCTACACATGTACAAGGAATTATTGATAGAATCGAAAACGAACTAGATAAAGAGGAAAGATATGAAAATATTGATTGATAATGGTCACGGTGAAAATACACCTGGTAAACGTTCGCCAGATGGGAGATTAAGAGAGTGGGCGTATTCAAGGGAAATTGCTGATAGAGTAGTATCTGAATTGCGCAAGAAAGGTATTGATGCAGAACGGATCGTGAAAGAAGATACGGATGTTCCTTTGTTTGAGCGTTGCCAACGGGCTAATGCAATCTACAAAGAGACAGGAAAGAAGGCTATCCTAGTTTCTATTCATTGTAATGCTGCCGGTTCCGGTGCAAATTGGATGAACGCAAAGGGATGGAGTGTGTTTGTATCTAACAACGCATCAAGTAATAGCAAGAAGTTGGCTAGTTGTCTGGCAGAGGTTGCAGAGAGTATTCCAGTATCGGTCCGTAAACCTATGCCTGGACAACCATACTGGCAGCAGAATCTTGCTATCTGTCGCGATACGAATTGTCCGGCAGTATTGGTCGAAAACTTCTTTCAGGACAATAAAGAGGATGTTGAGTACCTTTTGTCTCGGGAGGGCAAAGAGGATATTGCTCGGATTCATATTGAGGGTATTGTTAAATATCTAGGCTTATGAAGGCTCTAATCTATATAACCATGTTCATGATGGCGGGAATATGGTTTGCTTCCTGCAAGACTTCCCGGAATATGGAAACTCAAAAGCAGATAGACTATTCCGGTGAATTGAGTCGTATTCAAAGCATGATTGAATCACTGCGAGTAGATGTAAGTAAGCAAACGAAGGTTACTACTGACAAGTTGAGTGATCTGAAGATTGAGAATAAAACAGTTTACTTGTCTGCTCCGGATTCAACAGGAAAACAACATCCGATTAAAGAAAGTACTACTACTGCATCCAAGCAGGACCAGGAACGGACGGAAGTTGATGAAACATTATCTATCACTTTACAGCAGTTTTCTAATAGTCTGGATTCTTTGAATTATAAAGTAGATGCAGTGCTGAAGCAAAAGGAAAAGGTTATTGAACTGTCATGGTGGGATTTACATAAAGATAAAATTTATATAGGTATTATAGTTCTAATAATAAGTGGATGGAGAGTATCCAAGTTGAGAAATAAGTAGTACTTTTACATCGGAATCCCTTTAATTCCAAATCCGCGACGGCGGAAATCATGCCCTGACCGAATGGCCGGGGCTTTCTATTTTGCAATTTGATGTGACATCTCTCTAAATCATAAATTTAAAAACTTACCTTTGTGACGTAACTAAAAGATATAATAATGAAAGATGCTTTAGATATTATAATGAATTTGTTAAATGGAAAGTATAGTCTTACCATAGTAACTATTGCAGGAGTGGTGTTTATTATATTCTTAATATTAAGAATAAGACTTGATTTAAAAATATTTAAGAAACAAACTCGTTTTTCAAAGTTACATGAAAAAAAATGTGAATCTGCTGGAGTCTTATTTTCTAAATTTCAAAAAATGAAATGGGCTGTTGGAAGGTATATAAGTCCTTATGAAAAAATATATGAAGGAGAGCCTTCTAATAAAAAAATAGTAGATAGTTATCAAGCCTTTTGGGAAGCTTATGAATATTTTCAATGTAATATTATATATTTTGAGCCAAAGTTAAGAGATGATATTTATTCTTTCTTTAAGAGTGTTAGAGGAAATATTGATATGTATGCTCAGTTTAAAGAAGATTATGAACACAATAAGAATCATGAACTATGCCAAAATATGAGAGATTTGATAACAAAATCAGACTCTCTGCTTGATGAAATATCTGAAAAATTAGAATTGGATTTTAGAAAGATTATAGGTAATCAATAAATATATGGAGAATAATTACAATCATGACTCCATTCAGGGAAAAAATGAAAGAGGTAGCCAAATAAGCTACCTCTTTGTTTTGTAATTCTTCCGATCAACAACACACACAATCAACACACTCTCAAGAAGGCTTACATAAGATAGTACTAATATATAAATGAAAAGTTCGATCGTGGATATAAAAAAAGTGAGGGGAACCACCCCCTCACCAAAGTCAAACCAAAATAATCCGAATTATGTCCGTATTATCTTGATGTTGCAAAGATACAATTATTTTTCGATTAGACAATAAAAATCCCTGCATCGGCTCAATGCAGGGATGGTGTCAAATAAGAGCTTAACTGATTTTTAATGATGTCTGATGAATCATTTCGCTAACATCGTTCAAAGCGTTCAGGAACGTTTTGAGTTCATTGTCAGTAAAGCGAGCCTTTTTCCCGTTGACTATATTCCCATTAATACGCTGATATAGCCAGTTTCTACTTTTACCAAAATATTTCTTTGCAATATAACTGAATGAGATTGCTTCGGGCAATTCTCCAAGTTTATCACGTAATATGGCTTCTTCCGCTCTTTCTATATAATCATTGCAGGCATTTACTGTTGCTTTTAGCCCAGCTTCAGATGCTTTTTTGTAGGCTTCCTTTTGGGCTTCCGGTAGCTTATTATATTTATCCTGCATTTCCTTTTTGAAAGCTTCTTTTTCTTCTGTGGTTTTTAGTTCTTTGAATCTTTCAAAGTCAGCCTGCAT